TGCCTGTAGATTGGAAACAGATTAACAAACTATTAGAAAAAGGTTACGACCTTATTTACTTAGGACGTAATGCTTTAGAAGCAGCACTTGAAAAACCAATTAAAGATGTTAAAGGTTGGGTTGAACCTGATTATACTTACAATTCTCATGCTTATGTTTTATCTAAAAGAGGGGTACAAATTTTAGTAGAGGAATACATGGAGCAATATAAAAAAGAAATGTTTGCTTTTGATGAATTTTTACCCATTGCTTTTGGTATGACACATCGTCAGGATATCCTCCAAGAGTATTGGGGTAAAACCAGACTAAAAGCAGCAGCACCAATACGGGATCATTATGTACAAAAAGATAGCCCTGGATTAACATTTTATACAAAACCTACAAACCAAACTTTAAGAGATTTGCCGGGAAAGCCTTCCGGAGTTAGGGATAGCTCCAACTGGGAAGCATGGTGTAAAAGATATATTAACCCATTTTTACTTAAAGGTCAAAGTAGGTTAATGATAGATGAAATAGCACCTAATGTAATAGAATTCCCCTTATTTACAGAAGAGTTTTGTAAAGAAGTTGTATTATTAGCTGAAGGGAAAGAATGGGTAACAGATAGGCATACTTTTTACCCTACTACTGACCAAACTATGGAAAGTTTAGGAATACAGGATATTTATCAAAAAGTATTAGAACAATTTGTGTATCCTATATGGATACAATTTTGGGAACTTACAGGTGAACCTTGGAACACTTTAACAAGCGAGAATTTTATAGCTAAATATACTACTAAAAATCAAGGTAGTTTAGATTTGCATCACGACAGTTCTCTCATTACATTAAATGTAAGATTAAATAATGAATTTGAAGGTGGGGGTACATTCCTACCAAAATACAAAACTACAGTTCAACCACGTAAAACTGGGTATGCTATGGCACATCCAGGAAACATAACCCACTTACATGGGGGTAGACCAGTAGAAAATGGAACACGTTATATTTTAGTATCATTTACATCAAACAATTAAAAACATGGACACACTTTATTCTTTTCCACTAGATTTTGACAAATACGTCAACCAAAGCAATTATTATTGGTTTGAGGAAGGATTTACATCTGAGGAATTAGCCCTAATTGAAACCCAAGTACAAGAAATCCCATCACAAGCGGGTGTAACCGAATCAGGTAAACAAGCTGATGGTGAAGGTTTAGAATCTAGAAGCTCTACAGTTAAATGGGTTCCTTTTAGTGATGAAACTAAATGGATTTATGATAAAATTGGTATGTTATCTAAAACAGCTAATGATGAAATGTTCCATTTCGATATCCACAATATGCCAGAAAACATTCAGTATACTGAGTATTATGGTACTAATAAAGGTCATTACGATTGGCATATGGATATTGGTACTGAAGGGTATATGAAATATCGTAAAATATCAGTTACAGTACAACTTTCAGATTCTACTGAATACGAAGGTGGAGATTTACAAATTTGGCCTGGTGGTCAAACACCTTATACAGCACCACGTGGTAAAGGTAATGTAGTAATTTTCCCATCATATTTAATGCACAGAGTAACCCCAGTAACAAAAGGTACTAGAAAATCATTTGTTCTTTGGTTAGGAGGGGGTCATTTTAAATAATGAAAGTAGCAATTTGTATCAGTGGTCAACCCCGCAATTATGAGCGGGGTTACTCTGAACTTAAAACTTGGTTTTTAGATAAATACGATTGTGATATTTACCTACATACGTGGGAAGATACATCATCTACTATGAGTGGTGGTCACAATTTTTCAAATACTAAAGAATATGAGTTTACTAAGGATGATTATAATAAAATTACAGATTTATACAACCCTGTAGTAAGTCATCTCCAAAACCCAATTCCATTTGATACCACAGGAGTACAAGGTCATTTAGGGTATAAACTACATAATATTTTAAGTGGGTATTATTCAACATATGCAGCTTATAAACTACTTAAAAATTCAGGTAATCAGTATGATTTAGTAATTAGAACCCGATTTGACTTAGAATTTACTGATTACATTTCCCCAGAATGTTTGTTTTTAAAGGATTTAGATTTATTAGATCCTAAACAAATAAATTTATTTCAATATCCTCTATCCCCTGAAGGTTATCCTACTCGAACATCAGAAGTTGATGATTTATTTGCTATAAGTTCAATGGAAGTAATGGATATTTATTCTAGCTGTTTTTCATTTATGTTAAAGTACATATACATGGATGAAGAATACCCAAAATGGTTAGAAACAGTAGTATCAGGTAACCCAGATAAACTATGTCCTGAAAGTTTATTAAAATATCATTTAATTAAAAATGAAGTTGACATAAATTACATAGACAGTCTAACAAAACATTTTACAGCTAATATTTTACGATGAAAATAGCTTTATTAATTAGTGGTCAACCACGTAGGCATAGAGAAGGCTATCAAGAACTAAAAAAATGGTTTTTAGATAAGTACGACATAGATGTTTATCTACATGCTTGGAAAGATACTGAATTTAAAAAGTATGATTTTTTTAATGAAGGTAAAGTCCAAAAAACATATGAAGTTACTGATGATTTATACCAAAATTTACTTGATTGGTATCAACCTAAAGGATATTTATTTGAACCATCAATCCAATTCGAGGGTTCAGGTTTAAAAGGCCGTAATAACCAACGTTTAAATTCACAAATGGGTATGTGGATGTCTACATACAGATCATTCCAATTATGTGAGGAATCAGGTATAGAATATGATTTAGTATTTAAAACACGTTATGATTTATTATTTACACACTATGCCGCGAACAATTGTGATTTATTAACAGATATTACACAATTAGATCCTGATAGATTACATTTTTGGGAATATGCCCCACATTGGAATATGGATTGGCAAATTAACGACCAATTAGCAATAGGTAAACCAGAGTTAGTAAAACAATATTGTAGCGTGTTTCCCGAAATGCTTTTTAATATATTTCATAATCCGGAATATCGAGATAATAATAACGATATTTTTATAAATGAAACTTTAGTACTACAACACATTAAAAATTTAAATATCCCTTTATCACCTATGTACCATGGATTTGATGGTTCTCGAGGTATAGATTGTGGGTGCCACATAATGCGATAATATGAAAGAACCAAAAGTTTATGCTCACGGTACCTATGTAGGTACCACAGGTTATAATAATCATACACGTGATTTTTTTAGAGAATTACAAAAACACGTCCAAGTAAAATTCCGTAATTTTACAGTAGGCAAATCCTGGTCAGGTTTATCTGACGAACCTCATAACGGTGAGTCTTATTTAAATGATCTTGATAAAAAACTATTAGTAGAACAAACAGTATGGGATGATAATAGTAAATTAGTAGACCGTCCAATATATACTAAGTTTAACAATGAATTTGAGCATAGTGTTAATTTAGTTTTAAATGAAACGAACCACCATTATTATTACCAACCTTATGTGGGTCCTAAAATTGCTTATAATGTTTGGGAATCTACCAGACAACCTAAGGAATTCTTTTCTAAACTACTAGAATTTGATCAAATTTGGGTTCCATCTCAATGGCAAGCCGATTGTACTATAGAACAAGGTGCTGATCCTAATAAAGTTAAAGTAGTTCCTGAAGGAGTAGATACAGAAACATTCTACCCAGAAGACCCACAAACGACATTAGACTATGTAGATGGTAGATTCAAATTTATTTTATTTGGACGTTGGGATTATAGAAAATCTACAAAAGAAATTATAGAAACATTTTTAAAAGAATTCTCTCCGGAAGATCCTATAGACCTTATTTTATCTATTGATAATATGTGGGGTAAAGACATGGATGGTTTTGAAACTACTGAAGAACGTTTAAAACATTACGGCTTTACAGATGAACGTTTAAAAATTAAACACTTCCCATCTAGAGAAGATTATATTACATACTTAAAAAATGGTCATGTATTTTTATCGTGTGCCCGTAGTGAAGGATGGAATTTACCTTTAATTGAAGCAATGGCTTGTGGAACCCCCTCAATCTATTCAGCAGACTCAGCACAAATGGAATTTGCTAAAGGTAAAGGTTTACCTGTAAAAACAGAAGGTTCAAACCCTGCTAATAGCACTACATATGCTAGATACAAAATGAGTGATCTTCCAGGAGATTACCCTGAACCTGATTTTGAGGATTTATCTCGTGTAATGAGAGATGCTTTTGAAAATTATACTGATCACAAAAAACGTGCTATAGAAGAAGCTAAATTAATCCATCGTGATTTCAATTGGGAACGTATTGGAGAGATAGGAGCTAAAACAATTCAAGATTTTGTAAATAACTATAAAGAACCAGAAGATACGAATACGATTAAAGTTAGTTATATTGGGGCACCCAAAGTAGAAATTTTAGGGAATGTTCCAAAGTCTTACAAAATAGAATTTATAAATAGAAAAACAAACGAAATAATCCATCAGGACAATATTACTAATAATATGTGGACTGTTTGTAATAAAGAATATTTCATCCCTTGGTTAATAAAAGTTAATGGTAAAGAAGTTTCGCGTTTAGATATAGAAAATCAAAAGGTGTTACTTTCATTAGAATCCAAATCAATAGGTGATACTTTAGGTTGGTCCCCATACGCAATTGAGTTCGCTAAAAAACACAATTGTAAAGTAATTTTATCTACTTTCCACAACGAATGGTTTGAAGGTTTAGAAGCCTATAAAGATATTGAATTTTCAAAACCAGGAGTTGGGGTCGGTTGTGCAGCTCATTATAAAATAGGATGGTTTAAAGATGGAGACGATAAATGGAATGTGGGTTCACATAATCCAAGACAATGTAACACTATCCCAATGCAAGCTACGGCAACAGACATTTTGGGGTTAGATTTTAAAGAAACCAATTATGGGGTTAATTTTAAACCTAAAAAACGTCCTATTAAAGAAAAATATATTTGTATAGCTCCTCGTTCTACTGCTGGATGTAAAGAATGGCCTTATTCTAATTGGTTTATTTTAGCAAAATTACTAAATAATTTAGGTTATAAAGTAATCAATATATCCTACGAAGGGTTTAAAGGTGCTGGTATTATAGACAGACCTAACTTACCATGGGACGAAACTTATAATTATTTACATCATGCTGAAGCATTTATAGGCCTCAGTTCAGGAATTTCATGGTTTAATTGGGCAATGGATAAACATTCATTTATGATTAGTGGTTTTAGCGAGAAAGACCATGAATTTACTAATAATGTAACTAGGATATCAAGTGATGCTTGTTTCCCATGTTGGAATAATCCTAATTTCATGTTTGATGCTGGAGATTGGAATTGGTGTCCCATACATAAGGGGACAGAAAAACAACACATTTGTCAAAAAACAATATCACCTAACCAAGTATTCAAATTAGTAAAAAATAGACTAAATAGTAAAAAATAACATAATATTTATAACATGAATAAAATTTATTTAACAGAAGAAGAGAAAAAAGAAATTACAAATATCCAATCCCAAGAGAACGATTATATGGTTCAATTAGGTCAAATTGAGTATCAAATACAATCTTTAAACTCTCAAAAAGATAATATTAAAGTAGAACTTAAATCTTTTGAAGAACGCAAAACTAAATTTGCTAAACAACTTCAAGATAGTTATGGTGAAGGTTCTATTGACATAAAAACCGGAGAATTTATTAAATCCAATTAAATTTTGAGCCCTCTTCTAATATTTATAACAAAATAATAACTACAATATAATGGCAGAAACATTATTATCCCCCGGTGTATTAGCAAGAGAAAATGATAGTTCATTTATCACGCAACAGCCTGTTCAAGTAGGCGCAGCAATCGTTGGTCCTACAGTTAAAGGTCCTGTAGAAATTCCTACAATAGTAACCTCATACTCAGATTACCAAAATAGATTTGGTACCACATTTTTAAGTGGTAGTGATGAATTTTCATTTATGACGGGTATTACAGCGTATAACTACTTCCAAAATGGAGGTAATACTATGTTAGTAACACGTGTAGTATCAGAATCAGCTGATTGGGTTTACGCCTCGGCTGATGTATACACAGCAGAAAGTGCTTCTGCTACCCCAACAGCATCTTTTACTATTGAAGCTCTTGATAAAGGTATTTTATTTAATAACGCAGGCTCCCCAGATTTAATTGTAGGTGGTTCTGGTTCTTTAACAAATGGCACATCTGATAACATTAGATGGGAAATAGCCAACTCTTCAACTGCCGATGGTAATTTTAGCTTATTAGTTAGACAAGGTAATGATAATGACAATAATAAGATTGTTTTAGAATCATTCACTAACCTATCATTAGACCCTACAGTAGATAATTACATCTCTAAAGTGATTGGTGATCAGTACTATAATTATGATAGTACAGAAAATTTCATCCAAATTACAGGGTCATACGCTAATGCTTCTAGGTATATTAGAATAAAATCAGTAGGTTCAAAAACACCAAATTATTTTGATAATGCTGGAAATGCTAAAGTAGAATTTACAGGCTCATTCCCTTCAGTTGGATCAGGTTCAGACGCTGGTACATTCTCAGGAGGTGTAGGTAGTGTAATCCCAGCAGGTAGAACAATGAATCTATATGGTGATATAAATGCTACTGATACTCAAGGTTTAGTAGGTGACGATTATACTAATATGTTAAATTTGTTATCTAACCAAGATGATTACCAATTTAACTTACTAGTAACCCCAGGTTTGATCGATACAGCTCAAACTTCTCAAATGACTACTGCTCTAAACAACACTCAAATGAGAGGAGATAGTATTTACATTATGGATTTAGTTCCTTATGCTTCTACTATTACAGCAGCAAATACACAAGCTCAAGCTAGAAACTCATCGTACGGTGCTGCTTACTGGCCTTGGTTACAGACAATTGATCCAGATATGGGTGACCAAGTATGGGTACCAGCTTCGGCAATGATTCCGGGGGTTTACGCGTTTAACGACAATGCCTCTGAACCATGGTTCGCTCCGGCGGGTATTAATAGAGGCGGTTTAACTACCGTGATTCGTCCAGAAAGAAAATTGTCTCAAGCTAATAGAGATAGTTTATACCAGAATAAAGTTAACCCAATAGCTTCATTCCCAGGTGTAGGAACAGTAGTATATGGTCAGAAAACATTACAACGTCAAGCAAGTGCTTTAGATAGAGTAAATGTTAGAAGATTATTAATTACTCTTAAATCTTACATTGGTCAAGTTGCTCAAACATTAGTATTTGATCAAAATACAGCTGCTACTAGAAACAACTTCTTATCAATTGTAAACCCTTACTTAGAAACAGTAGTTCAAAGACAAGGTTTATATGCGTTTAAAGTAATAATGGATGATAGTAATAACACTCCGGATGTAATTGATAGAAATCAAATGATAGGTGCTATTTATTTACAACCTACCAAAACAGCAGAATTTATTATCTTGGACTTCAATGTATTACCAACCGGAGCAACGTTCCCTAGTTAATAGGTTTAAAGTTTAAATATTTATAATAGAACAAAATAAATAACAATGGCAGTATTAGATCCCAACGAAATATTTTTCACAGCGTTTGAGCCAAAACAAGCGAATAGATTCATCATGTATATGGATGGATTTCCATCTTACATAGTAAAAGGTGTAAGTGCTGTAACCTTAAACCAAGGTAAAGTAGCATTAAATCATATTAACGTACAACGTTACGTTAAAGGTAAAACAGTATGGAACCCTATTACATTCACACTATTCGATCCAATCACCCCTTCAGGCGCTCAATCAGTAATGGAATGGGTTCGTCTACACCACGAATCAGTTACTGGTAGAGATGGTTACTCGGATTTCTACAAAAAAGATCTTACATTCAACGTGTTAGGTCCTGTAGGTGATGTAGTATCAGAATGGATCGTAAAAGGTGCTTTAATTGAAAGTGCTGGATTTGGGGATTATAGTTGGGATACAGCAGATACAGCAGTCCCACTCACAATGACAGTTCAACCAGATTACTGTATCTTAAACTTCTAAGAAAAAGTAAATATTTTTATAAAGAGAGCTTGGCTTTGGTCAAGCTCTTTTTTATATTCATATGTATACACGAATAAAGTTATATTAAATAAAAGATATGGAATTTACATTACCAACAGAAACAATCGAATTACCTTCTAAAGGTTTATTATACCCTGAAGGTCATCCCCTTAAAAATGGTACTATTGAGATGAAATATATGACAGCTAAGGAAGAAGATATTCTTTCTAACCAATCATATATTCAAAAAGGAACAGTTTTAGATAAACTATTACAATCCCTCATTATTACTAAGTTTGACTATAATGATTTACTTGTTGGTGATAAAAATGGTTTAATGGTAGCTTCTCGTATTTTAGGATACGGTAAAGATTATACCTTTAAATATCAAGGCGAAGAACACACCGTAGACTTATCTTTACTAGAGGCAAAGCCTATAGCAGAAGTAGTAGAACAAGCAGCATCAAACGAATTCGATTTTAAACTACCATCTTCAGGAGTCGATGTTACTTTTAAGTTATTATCTTCTAAAGATGAAAGTGCTGTTAGTTCTGAATTAGAGGGACTAAAAAAATTATCTCCAAACTCCCCACCACCTGAATTGTCTACAAGAATAAAACATTTTATTACATCCGTTAACGGGGAACGAGATAAAAAAGCAATCCGTCAATTTGTAGATAATTATCTATTAGCTACTGATTCACGTGCTCTTAGAAAATACTTATTAGAAATCACACCCGATGTAGATTTAACTTTTTTTCCCGAACAACCCGGAGAAAAGGTATCTATTCCCATTGGACTCAAGTTTTTTTGGCCTGACTTCTGATACAGCCCCTCTATATAGGGTAAACTTATTTAAACAAATACACGAGATAGTCTTCCATGGAAATGGAGGCTATTCTTGGTCTGAAATTTATAACATGCCTCGTTGGCTTCGCTTATTCACTTTTAAAGAAATTGAAGACCACTTTAAAAAACAAAAGGAACAATATGATAAGGCTTCTTCTGATGGTTCCTCAACAATGGTTGGTACTGATGGAAAAATAAATCCTCAAAGTTTTCCTACACCAAATAAATCTTCTTACAGATAAGTTAAAACATTCAATATTTATTGATATATAATACTATATTATGGCTAGCAAACAAGAACTTGAAAACCAAAAAGCATACAACGAAGAGTTAAAAAAAACTCAACAACTTGAGTCTGATAATGCTCAAGCAAAAGCAGAACGGAAAGTTACAGCAGAAAAGGAGCGACAAGCTCAATTAGATGCTCAACATATCCAAGACCTCCAAGAAATAAGAGGGCTTATTCAAGGGAATATTACAGAAATTACTAATGGTAATAAAGCTAGGGTAGATGGGGCTAAAGCATCTCGCCAACTTCAATCAATTTCAGAACAATTACTTTCAGATGCTAGAGATGAAACCGTTTTAAATGAAAAACAATTATCCCAGGCCGTTGATAAATTAAATTTTGCTAGAGAAAACTTAGCTTTAGATGCTGAGAATGCAACACTAACAGATGATCAAAGAAAAAATTTCAAAAACACATTAGACGAATCTAAAGATTTACTTAAAGTAGCAAAAGACCGTTTAAAATTTGAAAAAGATATTTCTGAAGCTCAAGGTCTTTCCGGTGGTATAGCTGGAGGACTTCAAGGAATACTCAATAAACAAGGTGCTGGAAAACTAAGTAAATCTTTAGGTATAGATGATGCTGTAGGTAAAAGTAAAGAATTTACAAAAAATCTTCTTAAAAGTGGGGCAAAAGCCGGTGATTTAGGTACTAAGTTTAAAGTAGCTACAAATTTAGTAGGAACTTTAGGGAAAAATCTCCTTAAATCCCTGGGTCCTGTATTTTTAATTAGTGAATTAATTAATGGGATTATAAGAGCAGATGATGAGACTACTAAATTAGGCAAATCCATGTCTATGACTAAGTCAGAATCTGCTGCATTTAGATCTAATTTAGAAGCTGCTGCTAATGATAGTGGTAACATGGCAATTACAGGTACTAAACTAGTAGAAAACTTTACGGCCTTAAACCAACAATTAGGTTTTATAAATAATTTTAGTACTGATAGTTTAGTCACTATGACTAAGTTAACAGAACAAGTTAAATTAAGTAAAGAAGCAGCTGGTGGTCTAGTAACCCTCTCTGAAGCTAGAGGTACAAATGCTGAAAGAGATTATAAAGCAACTTTAGGAGCAAGTTATGAGCTTCAAAGACAATCAGGCATACAGCAAGATTTAAAAGGTATTATAGAAAAAGTAGCTAATACTTCGGGTCAATTAAGAGCTAACTTAGGAGCAAATACAGTTGAAATTGCTAAAGCCGTTACTCTAGCAGGTGAATTAGGAGGTGAACTCTCAGATGTTCAAACTATTTCGAAATCTATTTTAAATTTCGAATCATCAATTGCTGCCGAATTAGAAGCTGAACTTTTAACAGGTAAAGAATTAAATTTAGAAAAAGCAAGACAAGCTGCTTTAACTGGAGATATAGTAGGTTTAGAAAGAGAAATTGCTGATCAATTAGGTACGTTTACTGAATTTAGCAAAATGAATGTTATTCAACAGGAAGCAACAGCTGCTGCCTTTGGTTTATCTTCTGATAAATTATCTGATATGTTGTTCAAACAACAAGTAATGGGCAGGAGTGCTAAAGAACTAAGAGCAGCTGGAGAAGATGATTTAGCTAGAATGTTAGAACAACAATCAGCATCCGATAAAATGGCTCAAACTGTTGAAAAACTCCAAGCAGTAATGACTAATCTAGGTACAGCGTTTATGCCAGTGATAGAGGTTTTAGGTTTAGCTTTAAGTCTTGTAGGTCTCCTAATAGGTGTAGTAACAGATTTACTAGCATTATTTAAAGGAGATTTTGACTTTTCAGCCACTGTAGCTTCCGCCACTTCATTAGCAGATCAATTTACATCTTTTGGGAGCGGTGATAGTAGAGCTTCATCATCATCTGAAGGTTCCAGACCAGGTCAATCTAAATCAGGAAATTCATCAGGTGGTTCATCAAGAACAGATGAATTATTAGAAAAAATATTAGCAAAAGATGCTAACTTATACATGAATGATCATAAAATGAATGATGGAATGAACACTTCAGGTATGGCATATTTGACAGGCTCGTAAGTAAATTAAAAATTTTAATATTTATAACAAAATAATATAATCATGGGATTAAAAGATCAATTAGCAAACAACGGTTCAAATCTAACACAGTGGGATGGTACAACCCCCTCTACTGTACCTGGGGTAAACCCACAATCTAGATTACACTATGAGTATTCTATTAATGGTAACCCTAATATGGGAACGAAACCAGCACCCTCACAATTAGACTTAGACGGAATAACACCATCCCAATATTTGAATAACTTACCTAAGTAAGATATGCCTTTAGTAACTCCACAAGGTGAACTAGCATTTAAAACTAAGTTCAAAGACCTCCCATATGGCTATGATAAACCAGGTAAAGGTGCCAATAACGGTATCTCTGGTCAACCTTTTGTAGTTAAGGATCATACTAAAGTAAAAACCGAAGATTTAGGTAGATCCGGAGGTCCGGATTTCCTCGTGAGAGGTGGTTTACTCGCCCCAACCCGTTCAGTACAGGATGCCTCACGTTTATTCCAATTATTCACGCAAACTCCTGTCGGGGCTTTTTTCACATTAAAACAAAACCTCCTATCCCGTATTGGTACAGATATGGATGGAGGTTATACAACTTTTAAAGCAGGTGTAGAACTCCCTTCTTTATTAAAACCTTTAGGAGGTGTATTAAATCAAGGAGTTTATACGCCCTTATCAACCTTAGGTCAAGCTTTAGTTAATGCTGGTGGGATTCATTTATTTAAACAAGGAATAAACCCACTAACAGGAGGTCCTAAATACTTAACCATGTTAGCACCTTTAGGTGCCGTTGATCAAGGTTTAGGTGCCGTCACAGTTAATAATGTAGGTAAAGTTACATTTAGTAACAACCGTCTAGTTAATTTATATCAAAGTAAAATAACATCCAGAAGCGGGTCTAATGATACTATACTATTTACATATGGGGGAGGTCCAGGTTCAGTATTAGGTATAGGTAAAACTGAAATTAAAACAGCCTCAAAAAGAACTTTATTTAGTGGTATAGGTGGTTCAGGGGCTATTCAATACGCTACTTTCAACCCTAACCAAATAGAAAATGCTGATTATGTTGGTGATCAAGGTTCAACTTTAGTTCAAGATTTTAGAAAAAAATTACAATCTACTTCCACAAACTCATTTATTTCAGATTCACCAGACTATCTTACTAAAAATATAGACCAACGTTTAAACCAAGGTACCCCAGGTACCCGTACTGCTGATAGAAAAAATTATTCTAAAGGAAGATTAGACAATGAAAGAGGAATGGATCAAATTAATTCCCTTTACCTTTATAAAAGCTCAGTAGTTACTACGGATAAACGTAGAAATGATATAGTTAAGTTTAGAATAGCTACTATTGATAATGATAACCCCTCACAAAAAGTATTTTCTCATTTTAGAGCTCTTATCAATAGTTTTACTGATAGCATGAGTGCTCAATGGAATGAGTTTAAATATATAGGTAGAGGAGAAAATTTTTACAATTACCAAGGATACCAAAATAGTATTTCAATGGGTTTTACAGTAGCAGCCCAATCAATACAGGAATTATCCATAATGTATCAAAAATTAAACTTTCTAAAATCTACATTAGCCCCGGATTATTCTAAAGAAGGTTATATGAGAGGTAGTATTCATCAACTTACTTTAGGTGGGTATTTTTATGAAACCCCAGGTATAATTACTTCATTAACTTATACCATTCCAAATGATACAACTTGGGAAATCGGAATTCCTGCTAACAGCAAAGACATTGAAGCTGAAGGTGGTATTACTTTTAGAAACCCTGAAGTTAAAGAATTACCCCATAGAATAGAGGTTTCCATGGAGTTTAAACCAATATTTAAATTCCTCCCAGAAAAAGTAAAAGATATAAATGGAGGTGGGAAAATTACTCAAAGGTTCATATCTTTAGAAGATAATTTAGGTAATAATAATTTATACCAAAAAACACCGTCAAATTTGTTTAGAGCTAATGACCACTTTATAACTGGAACACCTACAACCGAAGCCCAAGTACAAGCTTTAGAAGATGAAATTACAGATTTAGAAAACCGAGATAGAGGATAATAATGAACCGTTACAGAAACATAAAAATAACTCGTGATTTAGAAGGTACTAGGATGTATACAACAACCAAGTACCCCCCAATCCCCCGTACCGATAACGATATATATGTTATTACTACAGAGGGAGATAGATATGATGTGTTAGCAGTTAATTATTTTAACGATTCTTCACTGTGGTGGGTTATATCTTCAGCAAATGCAGAATACCCACAAAATTCAATTTCACCCCCAGTAGGAGTTCAAATAAGAATCCCTGGTAATTTAGATTCGATACTATTAGCGTACAATAATTTAAATAAATAAGTTCTATGGATTCTAACATCATTGGAAAACCCCATTTAGAGTACGTCCAAGACCAAATTAAACTACGCCAAGAGATTTTAGGTAAAAGATCTAAATCTTCTTCTGATATAGCCTGGATGAATGGTAAAACTTCTTGGCTTAAACTAACATCAGGAGTTGATATAGGCGATCAAAATATAGCAGTATACAATGTTAGCAGTAGCCAATGGGAAATTAAAACCAATGGTGGGGCTGAAATTAGAGCTAATCTATTAGAAATCCCAGAATATAGTGGTAATGAACTAGCATCACAAATGGTGCTTCAGGGTGGTACTTTAAACCAAAACGGTTCTCAAAAATTCGGTGTTGCTGAAAGTAACTCTTCAATACCTAGTAGTACCTCAAATTACGGTTTTAGTGAGTTTGGAGCCCAAGCAATGCCCGGTATTATTTCTTTTAGTAGTGAAACTAATAATAAGGGTAGTTTAAGATTTGCTAATTTACAAATTAGAGCAAATAATACTAAACAGTTTGAATATATTGAATCTTTATATTTAAAGTTAGGATATACAATGTTATTAGAATGGGGTAATTCATCATATCCTACGTTCGATACTAAAACATCATCAACATCGTATGAAAATTCAAATTTTAGTTTATCAAATAGTTTCCTTAATGACCCACCTAAAAATGCTCTAGGCACAAGTCATTTTTATACTGAAATAGAGGAAAAAAGAAAAGAATCCCAAGGTAATTATGACGGATTTTTAGGTAAAGTCACAAACTTTTCTTGGGAATATACTAAGGAAGGATATTATCTTATTACTTTAAAATTAATTACTATAGGTAGTGTAGTTGAGAGTTTAAAAATAAATATAGTTCAAAATGCTACTTTATTTTCACCAAATTCGAATACAACATTAAAAAAAGACCAAAAAGAAAACGTCCTTTTAACCCAAATAAACACAATCACAAACCCCATTAGAACCAATGTAAAATCAAACCCTACTTCTTTTAATCCTTTTATAGGAACAAATGATAAAGGTAAAGTAGACCTACTCTCCCCTTTCGGTCAGGGGTTAGGTAATATGGTTTTGTCTTATATATTTGATGCTACTGATAAAGAATCATATAATTTTAAATCAATTAAAAGCCAAAGAACAGTAGCACAATCTATTGGTGCAACCCAAAAAGAAATTGATGCCTCAGACTCAACTGTAGAAGCTTGTGCTGCCCTTTTTGGTGAGTCACACTTTGTAAAATATATTAGATTTGGTGGTCTCCTTAAATTACTAAATAGAAATTATTTATTATATGGAGAGGATAATGAAGAGCCAATTCTTTTTAAATTAGATACGTCTGAACTTCAATTTGGGTTTAGTAATAATAAAAGCATTTCTAGTGACCCTCGCAAGTTAATAGTTAGGTATAAAGGGGATTATTTAGGCAAAGAAATTGAAATTTTTAATGATAAAATCCCCGAACTCAATAAAGATAAAACAGGAAAAGAAACATATCTAGACGTAGATAATGCTATTGAACCTTTCCATATCCAATCTGAAGGAGTAGATGTGTGTAATATAATGAATCTTTACTTTTCTCAAGAATTTTTAGAAAGTGTAGTTACATCCAACCTTGATAGTGAAACCGGATCTTTAGATTTATATAGATTCTTAAAATCATTACTTAATGAAGCTAATATTTTATTAGGTGGGGTAAACAAATTTAATTTAAGATTAGTAGATAAAAATTTTAAGACTTATGAAGATCCAAACTATGTACAAGTAGTTGAATTTTATGATGAAGTCTCTCCTTTTGAAGTAGAAATACTAAGAAAAACCAAAGAAGAAGAACCATCACTTGTAGTATATGGGTTCGGAGATGAAGTTAAGGGTAGTAGAGATGGCAGTTTTGTTACAGATTACCAATTTAAAACAGAAATTACAAGTAAACTAGGTAACATGATATCTGTAGGGGCCCAAGCTAATGGTCAAGCTGTAGGTGAAGATGCTACTTTATTTAGTAAATGGAATGTAGGTCTAGTAGATAGAATATTACCTCAAAAATTAGATATAGATCAAAAGATTCAAAAAACTGATCAAACTACAAGAGGCTATTTAAAATTAGTTTCTGCTTATAAATCTTACTTTAACTCCTTTAATAATTCTAATAAAGATGTTGATCTTACAATAGAAGATAATAATATTTTAGTGGGAATGTCCTTTATAGACTCAGTTGAAAATATTAAAGGGTATGGTTTCCCTAATTGTAATATTACCCCAATAAATGATACTTCAACTTCACTTACAGGGTTTACAGAAACACAAAAAGCATTTTTCCAAAAGTATTATGCTTTAGAGGCTATAGGGAAAAAAACAGCAACACCTTTTATAGGTTTTGTTCCTGTTGGGTTTAATTTAACTTTAGATGGACTTTCTGGTATTAGAATATTTGATAAATTAAAAATAGATAGTAGATTTTTACCTTCTAACTACGGAGATACTCTAGATTTTATTATAACTAAATTAGACCATAGTATAGTAAATAATAAATGGCATACTAAAATAGGTACAATGTCTGTCCCTAAATTATCTGAAAAATTAGATTTAGATTTAACAACTATATTAAATACATTTCCTCCTATAACAACAGGATTTGAAGATTTAGTAGGAGCTTATAGTTACCAATATAGTGCTTTAGCTACTTTACTTAAAGAAACTTTAACTTATGCCCGAGGCAAACAAAAAAGTTTTTCAACAAATGGTAATTTAAACCAACCCGATTTCCTTCGCACCCAAGGAAATAATGCTATAGGTAGAAGTTTCCAACGATCTCCATTAGTATCCATAGCTAATGTAACTGGGTTACCAAATGGTAGTATACAGAAACAACCTACATTTACCCTTCAAAGTTTTGCTAAAAGTGGAACACCTTTTAATATCCCACCTGCTTTTAAAACTTCCTCCTTTAATTTTAAAATTCAAGAAACTAATAAAACTTATTATGAAGGTAATTATTATTTAGCAGAATCTGCAGCTAAAGCACTTTTAGAATTTGGTAAATTTTTAGAAGCAAACTATCCTGAAAAAA